GTAATTCCATTATCCCGATAACCTAAAAGGTTCGCTCGGCTAATGTTACCTCCGCTTGTATAGGTAGTGAAAGCTGTTGAATTTACATTGATTGTAACGGTATCAGTACCGACTGCAACAACGGAATACGTTTTTTCGCTTGTACTATATGTTGGGTTTAGTTCTGTCATACCGCCAATGTTGTAAATATAAACTAACTCGCCAACAATAAAGTTATGACCTACCGCAGTAATAACCGCTTGACTGGCTTTTGTTACTCCTGTAACTACATAATTGTCAGTTCCGTTAATATCAGAACGAACATCAGGAACGGCTGCGACGTGGAAAGCATCGCCTACTTTCACTGCTTTACAGTTATCAAAGGATACATTCGTGGACAACGGATGAACTGTGAACCCTCGCCCACCTTGAATCACATCATCGTAGGAAGTGTTCTTAACGGTTACATTCATGATTTTCACGTTTTCGGCTCTTGTTACACCGACTCCGTTTTCCCCCGGAATATTGTTTAGATCAATGGTGCCTCCAATCCAAAGAATATTGCCTGTTTTCTCGGAAGTTTCCCGTTCTCCAGTGTAAGCACCACGACCAATCCCAATCACACCACCTGTGGTCGTATGTTGAAGGAGTTTAATCGTTGCACCGTTCATAATGACAATTAACCCTGTATTCAGCCCGTTTGTTCCAGGGTTTCCGTTCCATGATAACTGATTGCTTACTCCGTATGTTTTACCCTCTTTGAAAACTAAGAAGGCAGCTTGATTATCGTAAGCGTAGGTGATCGCATCTTGAATGGCTTGTTTGTCGTCTGTCACACCATCCCCAACTGCTCCGAAATCCTCTACAAAGACGGTTCTGTCTATTTTCTTTGCATTATTCGCTAATTGTACAGCGTGATTATCTATATCAGTTTGTTTTGCTAACTGAACATTCCCAGTTTCACTACCAACAAAAAATTCCCCTGTATCGGTTGTGAATGCTGGTTCTGCTATATCTAAAGCAGGGAGATCCACTTCTAATCCTCTTTTTAACAAAATCTTAGGCATTAAAACTCCCCTCCATCCCATACACTCGGACTGTCAAAGTCAAATGAACCGCCGTCTGTACCGCCTGTTTCAGGTGGTGTCGTGTTAGGTTCTTCCTCACTTGGAGTATATACATCCTTAATCGGTGTAATAATTGCAGGTTGTTTCCGTTTTAACTCGTCATATCGAGCATTAAAGAACGCCGCTCGATTCTGGTCCTCATTCATTAACAGGTGAGCTGCTAATCCATTCGGAAAGACAGTCAAACAAGTGCGATCATCTAATTGAAATAAACTAGTTTCATCCGAAATCATCGTTGTAGCGACCGCTGCTGGCGTTAATTCCGCTTGAAGCAAAGTTAAGATAGGCCACGCTTTGTTTTTATATTCAATGGGATAGCCTGTAAACGTTCCATCAGCACTTTCCTCATCCATTAAATTCATGGCAATGGTAAATACATCTTTAGCGCTAATCACGAAATCACCTCATTTCTACAAAAAAAGGGGGAGCAGAGCATTCGCACCCCACTCCCCACTAATTATTTCTTCTTCTTTGGTTCTACCTCTTCTTCAACTTCCGTAAAACCTTCGTTTAAATACGCACTAGCTTGAATATCATTAAGCGCAACAACACGGACCGTTTTGCCCTTATCGTTTTCAATTTCAAATACTCGTTCCATTCAAAATTCCTCCTTATACTTCTTTCCAAGAATAAACGGCTTTCACACGAGAAGGTAATACGAATGCATCGTAGTAGACACGACCTTCAACGAGATTGCCGTTAATTCCTGGAGGGTTTTCGTGAATCTTGTAGTCTTGTAGTTTCTTAGGCGCACACATCGCAGACTTGTGAACGATAATGAAAGGTGTTTTTGCTGGCATGTAAGGAGTGATAACCTTAACAATTGCCACACCATCAATTTCACCCACTTGACCTTTAATCAATAGGTTTTGTGCGATTTCTGACGCTTTAACGAAACCAGGATCTTGTTTAATTTTGTTGTGGAAAGAAGGCGTTACGAATGCAATACGACCTTCTGCTGGTACTTTGTTATTATCTAGATACTCTTGAGCAGCTAAGAATGAGCTGTAAGCATTAGAAGTAGTGATGTTGGTTGCTGTTGGCACGCCGCTGTTTGCTACTGCTGCAGCATCCCATTTTGTTAAACGGTAAACGTCGATTTCAGGAACCACTACTTCATCATGTTGACGAGCAAGCGCTTTTCCTGCTTCACGGATGTTCATGGAATCCTCTTTGTTTCCTTGGTCAATTGTGAAAGTGAAAGAACGGTCTTTCGCAATGGTGAAAGGTGTTGCAGTATCATCCAATTCCGCAGGTGTTCCGTAACGGGCTGAACCTGTACGAGAATAGTCATTCATTGCACTTGTTGATACGTTATAGATGTTTACTGTCTTAACGCCATCCCATTTATAATTTTGGTGTGTTGCTGCTTCTGTTAAAGATTTTAATTTAAACCTTTCATCTACTTCACCTGAGTACTTCGAAGCCAAATTTATTGCCATATTTTTCCATCTCCCTAGATTGAGTTAAACCCTGCTAAGAAGTCATCCTCACCCGCTATTTCATTGCCGCCATGAGCCGTTACAGACCCGATAGGAGCTTTTCTAGCGTTGGATTCATTCTGCTTTAGGGTTTGTATTTGTGTTTTATATTGGTTGTTCTGATGCTCCATATAAGCGTATTTAAGAGGTACGCCCTTTTCAGTGGCTTCCCATACGCTTTGTGGAATTTCGTCTTGATTTGGTACAAAATCTCGGTCATTGGCCTGACGGAAGTAGTCAAAGAACTCTTGGTAATCCGCATTCTTCTTCTCTTCCTCTGCCTTGGTGCGCTTTTCTGCTTCAAACTGTTCGCGGAATTTGCGATTCTCTAGCATTTCTTGTGCCAATTCTTCGGATATTCCTTGTTCCACTAATTGATCAATGCGTTCTTGTTCCTGTTGTTGTTGTACGGCCTCGATGTACTCCTGCGGAGACATGCCGTGCTGATTGGCTAAGGTTTCGATAAACGCTAAACGGGGATCACTCTCCAAAGCCTGCAGGCGTTCAATCGTTTTATCGTAATTTAATCCTTTTTGCGCCAACTCTCTTGCCCGTTCTTCGTCCAGCTCCACATCTTCCTTGTTGTATTTCACTTTAAGGAATGGATTGGATCGTTCCTCTTCCGTTGATTCGTTTACCTCAACATTTTCCGGGGTTTCCTCAACAGAATCGGTTTCTGTGGTTTCCTCTGACTGTGGTAGGTCATCTTGGAAATCATCAGGTAAAATAATATCTTCATTTTCAAACATAGTTATTCTCCTTCCGAGTGTGGTTGCTCGTATAGCCTTTTAATGCCATGCTTAGGGCAAAATAAAAACACCTACATTATCGGTGCTGGCTGTCCTTGTATTTGCTGTAACATAGCTTGCTGTTGGTCCGGCGGCATTGCGTAAAACTTCTGCTGTTCCTCAGGCGTTAATTGCGCGATTAAGGTCGCTGGATCATCCGCCATCTGCTGTTGTTGTTCCATCTGTTGCTTAATCTTGACGATGAGCTCCTGCTTTTGTGGGATATACTCATCCGGAACACGTTCGAGATAATCGATAAACTCTATCTTCTCTCGGTCAAGCAACGTATCTAACGTTTGTAATGAGGCAATTTCGGACCAGTAGGAAGCCTCACCGACATCCGCCCGGACGTTAAGCCATGTATTCTTAAATGTGCTGAAATCGTACTCAACTACCTGTTTAACGCCTTGCTGTTCAATGACTACCGGACGTACACCGTAATAAGTCCCCATCATATCCAGTAAGACACGGCCGATGTCCTCTATCCACTCGTAAAGATTCGCTTTCGGATTCTCTAGCGGAATCGCTGACGACCTCTGCACCGCAATAATGGCTGATGTATTCTTTGGATCAATGTTACCTAATGAAGCATCGCTGATTCCTAGCATATCCTTGGTGTAGGACATCGCAAGCTCTATCGTCTGGATAATCTGGCTGTTCATGTTACCTGGCTCAAGGTATCCTGCCACATTCTTAATAGGAGCATCAATACCCACTCCACTTACTCCGATGGCTGAACCCACTTCGTTATCCCATGCACTGATTAAATCGGCGTTGTATACGGCTTTCGGGAAGGCTGCCATCGACAGATGAACGAACATCATCGCAAACATGCGATTAATGAAGATTTGATTCGGCAACATCCCTGTACATAAGGCTCTGCCGTGGTATTGGTTCTTCTGCTTTTCCCAATTTCCCCATGCGATAGGGTAATGTTTTAAACCCGTGTCGATGTCTTTATAGATATAAGCGTTCTCGACGCTCTTACTCGCCTTGATTGTGCCTGTTTTCGTATCTTTACGGTACACAATGATATAAAGAGCCTTACCATATTCATCGGCTTCCACTTCAATCTTGCCGCTGTCTCCAGACGTAAAGTTATAATCCTTATCCGATTGAATCGGCTCAACTTCTT